ATCATTGGGGATAATGCATTTGATAAACGCTTGAAAGAACGCTGAAGAGTCTTTTGAAGCCACAGTGTATTCAAGAAAATCGGCGTTTACAGTGCCAGGTAAAACATACTCTTTGCCCTTGTATTCAACAACAAGATCAGGTTTTACTTCAGCGGCACTAAGTTTAATAACGGACATTTGCGGTCTCCTATGCTCTTTTTTGATTATTTGTTTGCGGAAGTTGGAGGGCCAACCGAAATCAACCCTCCAACCAAAGTAAACCTAGACTCTCGCCGCATCAAGAGCCTAGGAGCGTTTTACGCTTCGAACTGTGAGAAGAACTTTTTGTAAGTTACATCTGAAGCGTCAGCATAAGCAGTGATGGTCAAGGTGTAAGCCATCGCATCAGTAGAAGCAAGAGTGCGAGTGCCAACAGCAGTAACCTCACCCTGTGGGATGTAAGTGCGCTCAATCTTGGTTCCATCGATAGCGTCGATGATGAACGACTTGCGACCAGAAGTCTTTGAAGGGTCTCCGTTAAGAACACCCGAAGTGATGGTTGCACCAAAGTAAAGTTCAAGAACTTCAGTTTTGGTTTCAAGAAGAGTCAGCTCAACAGTGTAAGTGCCCGAAGAAGTCACTTCACGAACAAGAGCGCCATTCTGCATCGCGCGAATCTGGTTGGTTGAACGGTTGAAGTTTTCAACAATTCCGGCTTCTGAAATGTAGCCAAGGTCGGTAAAGCCAGTGGTTGCTGAAGAGGAAGCAGTCGGGGCCGTCGCGCTGGTTGCACCAACAAGAACCTGACCAGTAACTGCAACTCTTACATTGTCGCTGTCTAGTGCCATTTGTTTTCTCCTTATAGAGGGTTAGGGGCACGAAGCCCAATCAGCCGAAGCCGAATTATCCGAAGTTTGTGCCCCGGTGATCTAACGCATAACGCATAAATCTGCGCTGCGATTTCAAATCTGAAACATCCTGAATTGAAGATTGAACATTCACATAAGTGATTGGGTCTCCATCAGGGAGAGAGTCGAAGATTGCTTCGACAGTGAGAGCCAAGCCCTCAGCAGTGCCATAATCTGGCGCGTAAACATTCACACCAATAACACTGTTAGTCATAACTTTGCCAAGTCTTGCGCCACCATCGCGACGAATAATAACTTGCAAAGGTGAAGTGTCAGCTTGCACCGAAACACGAGCTGAAGAATAAGCAGTGGTCGCTAAAGCAGCTTCAATGCGACTCACCAGGTGAGCCATAATGTCACTAAAAATGACGGCCATGATTACTCCTATTTGTTTTTAGTTTTGCGGTCTCCACGACTGCCACCAGCGTTATCTAAAGCGCGTGAAAGTTCGCCAGTGTTCGCTTCTTCACGATCACTGCCTTTGATAACTTTTGCACGAGCACGAGAACGGCCCACAACAACTTCCAAAGTAGACTCTGGAACGGCTGCTTGAACATTAGCCATACGCTCGCGAAGCATCGCCTGAATTGCTGGACTTTTTAAAAGCTCACCAACACCTTGACGATTCAACTCAACATAGCCGCCGCCACCTGGAATAGGTGTCTTAACCATTGACAAGCCTTTGAATATGAACAACAGTGCCTGGGTTCCAGTTACCTAAACCAGATTTCCAGTCAAACGCTTCACCATCAATAGAGTAAACAACTCCACGAACAGTGAAAAGGTCATCATCCAAAACAGTTGTGCCAGGAGGCAAGTACAGGGTCAAACCTTCACCAACTGAAACTTCACTAGCACCCACAGTTGTTGTGGTCGTGCGAGGCGTTACAGCGGCTCTCAAGGCTATCTCAGTAGTTGTCTTAATTGGCAGGTTATAAGAATTAGTCGCGGCTGAAGTGTGTCGCGTCAGGGTAACGAGTTCCATAAACACCATTTCCTAAAAGCGAAGTCGAACCAAACAACTTAGTGCGATACGAATCAGCCACAGCCGCCTCAGCAGGAGACAACATAATCTGGCCACCAACAGCCCAAGAAGCATACGACTGAGAGAACGGACCAACACTTTGCTGAGTCACACCGGCAACAGCATCGCCAGCGATAGACAAAGTGCGAGCAACCATACCAGCCACAACAGCAACAACATCAGCCGGGATAGTGTCCGACCCATGCTCATAAGTGACCTTCAAAGGCAACATAGTTCCAAGATCATAAAGAGATTGAAAACCATCCCAAGTGAAATCCACAGGGTTGCCGTTGATGTCATCAACTGAAGTGATAGCAATCACAGGTCGCTGAATTAGGCGAGCAATACCATTCTTTGAAAACAAACGAACAGTAGACTCACCAACTTCAAACTGTTGGATTGAACGCTGCACAAAAAGCGCAGAAGCATCTTCAAGCCAAGCAGTTGCTTTGACATTCTCTTCAGCGGTTAGTTCACGCCCAAGTCGTGCTTCAACATCTGCAACAGTAGCTAGTGCCATCATGCGCCTTTCGTAAAACAAAAAATAAGAAGGTCAGGGACCAGCCGAAACTGGTCCCCAACCAAAAGCCTTATTTAGGCTGAAACATACTTGACAACGCCAGCAGTCTGAACGACCTTAGCGCCAAATACATTTAGACCGCGAACGATGTCAGCGAACTTTGAAGGGTTGCGAAGAGACTCAACCTTGTCAATCTGTGACACGAAAGCAGCAGCGTTAGCGTGGTAGCCAACAGCAACGGGCTTAGTAGCCTCAGCGAATAGAGGAGTCTCTAGAACGGTTAGGCCATACATACGAGCCACGATACCGTTGCGAAGCTCGTTGTCTCCACCAGCAGCAGCAACATCAGACATGCCAGAAATTAGCAAGTCAGCAAACGCAGGGTTCACAGCCACGAAACGGTCCGCAGCAGGAACCTTAGCCTTGGTTAGCAAGGTGCGAATCTTGCGAAGAGCAGCCTTAGCTTCGTCAGCAGTGTCAACAGCCACAGGAGTTGATTCCTGACCGTTAGTTGCACCAGCAAGAAGCTGAGCAATAACATACGACTCAGCAGACTCTGCAAGAGCCTTACCTGCACCAGTCACCCAAGCGTCGAAGGTGCCAGCAGCCTGAACAGCGTCAACATCGTCGATGTTTACAGAGAAAGCGTTCTCCTGGTTGATAAGAAGCTGAACTTCAGTGTCAGCAAGAGCCTCAGCCGAAATAACGCGACCAGCAGCAGCATAGTCAGTGATGGTCGGAAGAGTAGCGTTGATGATGTTCACAGTGTTGCCACGAGAAGCATCGCCTGAATACTGGGTGTTCAGGGTAGGAATAACGATCTGGGCCTGCTGATAAGCAGTGGTTACACCGGCAGACCAGATTTCAGGAATGAAGTTGTCAATCGCCATGAGGCAATCTCCTTAATTTAGAGGGTTTAGTTAATACCTAGAAGAAGGTTCAAACGGCCATCTTTACGAGCCGCGTTAATTTCATCCGGGGTCATTTTGGCGAGTTCATCGCGGTTGCGAATCTGTGCCACGCCAGAAATAGTTTTGCCACGAACACCCTGACCCAAATCGGGTGCAGCGTTATCAATGGCTTTAGTGTGCGCTTCGACCCATGCCGCAATTGCGTTGGAATCGACTTCGCCTGAAGCATCAATGAACGAGTTCTTATCAAACGAAAGCAAAGAAGCCGCATCCAAGTTCTTACCAGTCAAGGCAGACTTCAATTCAGCATCCACAAGCTTGTTAGCAAACTCACGACGAACAGCCAGTTCAGTTTCCTGACGAGTAGAAGCAATCAAACGCTCCTGGTCCGTCAAACTAGCGGCACGAAGTTCTTCAAGCTCTTTAGCAGCTTGTGCGTTGGCTTTAGCCTGTGCTTCGTTCTTACGACTCAACGACTTCCACTTTTCAACCTCACTAGCCAAGTCCACCTTTTCAGGAGCCTCAGAAATGATTTCTTCAGTTTCAGTTGTCTCAATTTTTTCTTCGGACATGGGTTTTCATTCTCCGTTTCGGATTATGTGCGCTCATTACGAGCTATCGGCAGCGGTTGCCGAAATCTAAGGAAGGTCATTAGGGCCGGTCCAATGTTGGCCCTTAACCGTTAGGACAGGACCCAACTCGCCATGTTCACGCACAACAATCGCCTTACGGTAATCAATTGCACGAGCGCCATAGTCAAACGAACCAAAGCGATCTTCAATCGCCTGGTGAGTTGAATCCAAAAGTTGTTCATCGATAACTTGACCAGGATCACTATCGCCATAGATAGGTTCTTCCCCACAGTCACAGCCAGGATGAATGGGCAACAAATCGCCACGAGTATAACGCTGAGTTGAAGCCACATAACACAAAGCGCAATCCTCAGCGCCAGTCAGAACACGCAAATAACCAACAATGTTGTTGTTACCTTCACGCGCACTAAAACCAGCGCCACGACGAGCCAACTGCACTTCAGTTCTAGCCAAATCTTCAGCCCGGCGAGCGCCAGCCTCAATCGCCTGTGACATGTCCTGCCCTTTACTAAGAGCAGTTCTTAAATCCACAAACGGTCGACTATAAACAGTTTCAAAATCAGCACCATTACGCAAAGCAGCAGTAGCCAAAGCAGTTGCCGGAATCTTAGGAGAAACAAACTTCTTGCCATTCGCTTTAGCAGTCTCACGATAAAAAGCCAATGCAACATTAGCGGCCTGCTTTTTAGTGCCAGCCAAAACATTGTTTATCTGTTTCAAATACCGGGAAACATCTTCATCGCGCCAAGAACCAAGATTTATAAAAGAGTTCCTAGCCGCATTACCAGCCGCAGCCAGCAACCGACCAGAAACATCCTCATACGCTTTATTAAGCCTGCTCGCCACCTGTGCCACCAATCAAAGCCTGAGCAAGCACAGCTTCGCCTGCTCGTTCAACTTCCATTTCAGCAATATCTTCAGGGTCAAACTGACCAACAAGCGACATACGGCTGCGGAACGGAATGTCTTGGAACTTAGAATTAGCATCGGCGCGCTCTGCAAGTGAGTAACGCTCCGCAGGTCTCCACAACGGCTCCAAGTCCAACAGGCTGGCACGAACATCATCGCCCAACCATTTGAACATAAGAGACATAACCTTCGACCACGAAGGAGTTACACGAGCAATACGGTCCTCAGCTTTGAACACAAGCCCTTCACGAGCCAGTGCAGCGCCTTCAGCAGACTGATTAGCGCCATCCGGTGAAAGATAATGCATCGGAGTGCGAGTCAAAGCAGCAAAGTCTTGAATGTCTGCACGAACAGCAGACAAAATACCCTGCAAATCACTCTGGCCCGATTCCCAAATGTCTGCTTCAGAAGGAATCATCCACAAAGCACCAGGAGTCGGAGTAAACAAACCGTTGTAATCAATCTCATTGCCGTCAGGATCATGAGTTGGAAAATCACCCTTGATAGCGCGCTGTTTGAAAGCCTGAGTGGTTGCAATAACCAAACGCTGAAGAATCATGTGATTGATTCTGTCCATCAAATCAAGATAAGGCTCAAATTCGCCATCACCATCAATGTTTTCAAACTTGATAACCGGCACTTCACCCAAAGGATTATCTGAAGACAAGTCTTCACGATACATCCAATGATCAACAGTGAACAATTTGCCCGAAGCTTCCTTTACGAAAACTTCAGTGCGCTCCGGGTAATAGAAGTAGGCAAAGTCCATGCCCAATTCGTGCTCGCGGAAAACCTTCACAGCCTGCGTAATAATACGAGGGTCGCGAGGGTCATGCTTCGACTCCACCTGGCGAGGGTCCTCAATCGTAACAACTGGGATACCAAACGCATTAGGAGGACCAACAATCGCATACGCTTCACCATAAGTGAGCATCATGTTATGAAGGTCAGCAGAACCAACATCCAAGTTGTTTGCTTTCCACAAACGACGAGCCAAAACATCGCCATTCTCATCATCGTCGGCACCAGTTCGGAAACCCTTGATAATCATGCGCTCACGAGTAGCCGCCACAGCCAACTGCGCAAGGTTCATGCGAGCCTTACGCTGGAAACGACGGTAAGCGCGAGAAGCACCCTCAGCGCCTTCAGGAAGCGGAGCATCGCCTTCATAGTAACGCTCAAGAAGATTTAGTTCAGACTGGTCCTCAGCCAAATCCTTGATTAGATACTGCTGGCTGGCATTAAGTTCAGTAGCCAAAAGTTTCTCCTAACGGATACGGCGTGGAATAAAAGTAGATTTAGTCGCTTCGCCTTTAGACAAAGCTTGAAGTCTAGCCTGATAAGCGAGGACTGCCGCAACAGCTGCGTCAATCTTATTACGCGAATCAGGATGTTCTTTTGCAATAGACATACCAGAACGACCCACGCGACGGCGAGCGTTCAAAATGTGTCTAGTCAAAGCACGAGAACCATCATGCATAAGTTCACGATCCAAAACGGCACCATGAAACTGTTCCAAAGCACGAACAACCAAATAAGAACGATTACCAGTCATCCACCATTCAATCGGATGATTAAGTGATGACTTGACCTTCAGTTTCTTACCAAAGTCTGACTCCCACTGAGCAATATATGATTCCCACTTAGCCGGGTCAGCAAACATGCCGACCACTTTGTAAGTTTCGAAGGCTTTACGCACTTCATAATCAACATCAGCAGTAGGAACTTCCCAATCATCGCCACTAGGGCCATCAGGTTGTTCCCAAACTTTAATCTCAAACAAATGACCGTCCGAAACTCGGCAACCAATCAGGGCAGTAGCATCAGCAATACCTCGAGAACGCTTGCGAGAACCGTCAAACCCAAGAGTAATCTCATCGCCCTTGCCAATCTCTTTACCAGCGGAACAAGCGTTCCATTCTGGAGCCGAAACCCAAGCATCACGGGATGATGTTGGTTGATTGAAATAGTAGCGGCGTGAATCTT